CGTGGCTCTAGCTGTATTGGTTAACTCAGCGGCAGTCTTAAAGATTTGGGTGTACCCAAAATCGTCTTCTACTTCACTTGACCAAACATCAGGAGAACCGGAGCCCTCTTGAAACGATGTACCGATAACTTGACATTCGTCATTATCTTCCACATCGTTATAGTTTGTTCCGTCATTAGCGGAGTTAGAAAGAGCGACACACTTGGCTTCAATGCTAGTATTCGTACTACCATGCGAAACAGTCTCAACTCTAAAAATGATATGAGACTGTGCGGTTTGATCTGCTTCAAGTGCAAAGACCATGCCCTTGACCAACCATTTGATCGGTGAGCTTGAACCGTCATCTACGTTAAGATCATGTTTTGATCCCACTGTCACATCACTGGCAGTAGTAGTCTGAATGTTAAAGTTCCGACTCGTCCAATCAATCCTTGACCTGTCTTCCAAAAATCGGAATACAGAATCATCGGTTGGTACCTTGGACATTTTGCTGAGGTAAACAAAGAATGGAGATTCCTCTGGGGACAATTCCGCTACCCGGTCGCTAAAATCGTATAGTCGTCTGGTATCTGGGGCAGTTCCTACACTTGTAAGAGTACCTGAACCAGCGGCTGACGTTGAAGCTTTACCCGGATCGAAAGACCTTGTTTGGCCTACGTTTATTGCCATTATTTATCTCCGTATTACATTAAGGCAATCTCCGTGCGTTTGATGCGTTCATGATCCCGTCCCATACCTGATCCTTTTCGGACTTCGGTCTTGGGGCTTGACCCTGAACAATACCAGCACTTCTTGGAGATTGCTTGTTTGCTCGAACAATATCTAAAGACGAAGAAGGCTTCGACCTATCCTCACTTCCATTTGTCTTTAAATACACATCAACAAGCGCCTCGAATGGTAAATCCTCTTTAGGAGTAGAATAAAACTGTACAAAATCATCAACCATATTGTCGTTGAAATTATAGTTCTCTTTCAAATCCCTTTTAAGGTCATTCATAAACACTTGTTCTTTAACAGCACCCATCTGCTGTTGAACCCCACGATTCACCGCTTTCTGCATCTCCTTCTGGACATGCTGATAAGACTCGGAACGGGGGTCGAAAAAGGCCTTCCAAGGGCTAAACTCGTCTTCAGATATCTTTTTCTGCTGTGCCGTTGCTGGCTGTCCACCGACAATCGCTGTCTGGAGCGTTTGCACCAGATCAGGTCTGCTCTCCAACAGTTCTATGAGTGGCTCATATTTTCCCATTTCCTTGTTTTTAGCGACCTCACGGTCGTACATGGACTGGAACTTTCTGGCCTCTGTGTCATAGTCTGAACTTGAAAAGTCAGTTTCTCCTGTCTCATCACCAGCGTACTGATAATCAGAACCTGTGTCGGCAACCTGCCCGGCATTCACGTCTGTGATTCCCGAATACTCAGTTGCTTCTTGTGTAGTTGCCTCTGCCATAATTCACCTCCTAGATGTTTTTGGACTTTGGGCGGAACCCCTTACGGATTTCCCACACCAAAACGTCACCTTTAGTGACCGGCTCGGCGCCCATTTTGAGGGCTCCCTTTCTTGCCTGTTGTTAATCTCCGCCAATACTTTTTACCGCATCTTTAATGTCACGCTCACCGAGCTTGACAGCGGTATCCATTTTGGCAGATTTTACTTTCCTGTCTGCTTCACCTCTGGAAGAAATGTCAGACAGCTTACTCTTAAGTTTTGATACTTCGACACGCATACGGTCATGTACAGACTCACGTCTAGCGGTCTGTAGGTCTCCTTCAAGTTCTTGAACCTGACCTTGTAGACCCTGTATCTGCGCCTCGTAGCGATCATAATCATTTAATCTTTGCATAATTCCAGCCTTGTCAAATATTTCTGGGTTCTTGGCTAGTACTTCCATCCTGTCAACGAGACCAAGTTGAAAGGCCTGTAGATATACATCGTAGATAGCCCACTTACTTTCGGGAAGTGTAGAGCCGGGCTGTATGCGTACATCATGCTGACCTATATTCAATCTGTCTTTATAGATATCATTGACCGCATTGCCCACATCATCATACAAGTTGACAGAGATACCCGGTTCATCATTGTTTGGTTGAGCAAGGGTAAAAACTTTTTTATAGGTATAGTGGCCTTTAGCAAGACCATACAGTACCCGTCCCAACCTGTTAATACTAAATTCTATGTCCCTGAGCTTTGATTTTGGTCTTTCTGACCCTAGGGCAATCATACGTTCTGTGCCCCGTACTGTTTCCGGTGCCTTGTCCGGTACCCCATGCATCATCTCCGGAACTCCAAATGAAAAGTCTATATAGAACTCACATTGCTGGATCAACCGGTAGAACTCTCCCGCAAGAGGTTGTGGTGCCGGATAGTGTGGCTCTCCCTGTGTGGTATCCACTTCAATGACAGCATTGGGGTTTGACCAGTCCCGCTCAAGGTCTTCTATGTTAGGAACTGATCCCATAGGTACAATAAGCTTCAATCCGGCTGACGCCTGTGCATGTGACAGTGCCAGAGACCAGAGCTTATTCAAAAGCCTTTGCATGGGTCTCGCACGAGAAACATCTGATTTGGGATAGGGTGTCTCAGTCCAGATATTGGGGACTGGAACGATAGGATACATGTCTATGTTGAGTACTTTTTCATATAGTACCACCTCTCCAAGGGACGCTGATACAGCTACTCTAGGCTGTTGTATCTCCTCAAATTCCAAAAACCCACGCTCAAAAGCACCGGGGTTCTCTTCCAGTAATACTGAAAAAGCCTCTTCATCCATAATACTCTCTTGACCTGTCTGTGAATCCACCACACGATAAAAAGGTACTGTAATAGGATAAAACCGCTCTAGAATCTGGTATTTTTCCTGTCCCCACCAGTTCTTATCCTTGGTCTCTGCCGGAGTAAACGCACGAATAGAATTTTGCAAGGTAGATTCTGGATAGTCTTCTTCCAGAACAGTGGAAAGGTCATGAATAAGACCGGGTATCATCTCACCAGTCTCTGGATCAACCTGATCGCCTAATTGCGGGTAGAGGTTAACGACTTGCTCACCAGTCAGTATAGTAGATAATATGATGCCATCAGCATCAGTAAACCACCTGTCCCGACAATCAGGTGGAACATAAACACGAAACGGATTGACGTATGTGAACTTGACGTCACCTCTACCAAAATCTGCGTTGTTATCAACATAAGCATACAAATACCCAAGACCTGTGACAGTATAGTCATGGATAGCCTGTTTCATCTGAGCATCACCATCAGAGACATCCCAGACATAACCCAGTATTGTTCGCCATATCTGAGATACTTGAGAATCTGAGTCTTCACGTGGAATAACTGTAAACACTGGAGGTTTAGCTGTGAGCATACTTTTAAACTTCTCAACAGCCGGTGCAACCCTGTCCATAGGAATATCAGCTTGATTACGACTTGACAAGTCTGAGGACTCACCAGCGGTAAAATGATTACCAAGAAAGAAATCCACGTCCTTTCTGGCTTCATCTTCCCAGTCTTTGCGAGCATCACGCCACCGGCGATAAAGCTCCTGATTTTCCTTTGCTCTTGGGTCTAGCTCTATGGGCATTAATAAGTTTTGTTCATATCCCCGAAGGACTGATAACGAAGAGGTAGGTTAGATTGAGAAATATTTGACTGTTTCTTGGCCCCTTGTATTTGCGGGTTTTGAGGAAAGTTTCCCTTGGGGAGCTTATTCTTGTTCATTTCCAGTATGACATCCAATATGATATTCATCTTTTCTTGCTTGTCACCAGTAAAACTAATATCATATTCCTTTTCCAACATATCCATGGTATCCTCTGGTTCCGTGTCCCGAACCTCAGATACACATTGCACAATTTCTCTGGGTGTCTTATTCCCTTCCAAACACCCCTCAGTTCGTGCTATCTGTAAAAGTTTTGATTTTCCTTCGGGGGTTTCCACATTCACGCCTGATGGCTGTGGAATACTGAGCGGTACCTGTGTCTCTTGTTGGGTAAACCCCATTAAGGGTTCAGCGAAGGGACTTGTCTTACGAGGGTCTCCAAGCATGGCCTTAGATAATTTTCTAACATCCTGAACAACATCCGTTGGAGCTTCATATTGATCCACATCCAGAAAACTCCGGCTCAGACCCATAGGAGACACCATTGTCTCTAATTCGTCACGCTTAGGAATACGCCCTCCTTGAAGGCCGTAGACCTGTTCTGCCATTCTTATTTTTGAGCTAAAATTCCCAATAGCCACTTCGTATACTTAGAGTCCTATAAACTAAAAAAAGTTAAATAAAATATTAAACAGTAAGTAGCGGCGTAAATATACACCGCTCGTCGCTAAAATGTCAAGAAGTAATTCTTGCGCCGGTAAGCCAGTTATAAGCTTTAGTAAACTTAAAATCCCGCCCTGACTCTTCCGGCGAAAGGTCAGATACGTCCATAGCCCCGCTTCTTGGGGCTTGTGAGAAATAGTCGGCGTAGTACAGGGCATCCATGATATCATCATGCTTGGGTACAGGATGCTCAAAGAACTCATCCACTATCTCAGTCATGTCTCTCCGAATGTACAGCTTCCCACTATTGACCACTGGCCCTAGTGCTGTTTCCAGCCTGTCAGCTTTTTTAATGCCGGGAGGCGGCTTTGCACCCTTAAATATGCCGGGGATAAGCCTTCTATCCTTTGCGCTTATCCTCGTAACCATATCCCTCACCATCTCCTGTGCCGCTACCGTCTCGATTGTTACCCTTCTCATAGGGCGATATTTTTGTGCCATAGCTAGAATCCGCTCTGGCATATCAAATGTAGGTATGCGATCCCTGAAATACTCTATAACATAACGATTTTTATCAGAGTCCACACCCAGTACCAGTATAACCTGATAATCAGAAGTCTTCGTGGCTGTGTGTGCAAGGTCTACACCCATATAGGTATGTATGGGAATAGCCTTATTGCCATCCATTAAATAGCCGAAGTTGCCATGACACTCAAATTTTAAGCTGTGATGCTTGATCTTGTCGGTTTTGAAAGAGGCGTTGGAGATATCACGAGCATCGTTCATATACTCCTGAGCAAACTTGTTGACAAGTCCAGCCTCTATAAACTCCTGACGCTTCCTCTCCAGCTTCTTGTAAGAGAACTGATCCTTCCAGATAGGCTTTCCCTCTTCCATGGCTCGCTTGAATGTTACATCCCATGGATACTTACGTCCTGTCTTCAATGCTTCCTCAGAACCTTCGTATATCATCTGTAGAAACGAGTCATAGTGCACAATAGTACCAGAGAGCCATATCCAACCTTCATTGCCCGGAGACTCCTCAAGTGCTGGATATACCGTAGATACCACCCATTTCTTGATCTCGGCTCTACGTTCTGGTGTCTTAGTGTTAAGCTCGGACTCGAAGTCATCAAGGACGACACCAGTATACCTTACATCCACCTCAGTACGACCCCTGAGCCTCTGGCTGGTACCTTTGGCTATGATCCTGTCTCCCTTGGCTGTGACGATATCCTTCTCCGTCCACCGCTTACCGGCTGAATCGCCAGCCATATTGCCAAAATAGTATCTAAGCTTCTTATTTATCTCGATGTGGTTCTTCAGGTATTTCAGATGATCTATAGCCTGACCCTGTTCCTCACCTACCCATGCAATGAATTGATGGCTGTCCTTCTCCCCGAAGCATATCTTATGCATAATAGCCGCTTTGGCCAGAATACTCTTACCAAACCCACGAGGTAGGATATTACACAATCTTCCACCGGGCTTGGTGGAAATTAGTTTTTGGGCTACGTTCCTGTGGAACTCAGGCGTAACACTCTTATTTAGAAAGTCACGAGGTAGGAATGCACG